TGTAAGTTTTACCAGTGGTAGGCTCTGGCTCACCTTCTGGACCAAACACACCTCTTAAAAATCTAGATTTTTCTATTCCTTTAACTGGTTGAAAATTACCTCCAGCGATACCTAAGTCTGCACCCACTGGTATTCTAATTGGTACTGCTCCTGGTAAAATCGTATTGAACATATGCAACAGAGACTTTTCAAATGCTACACCAGTTGAATCTTGAGGTCTGTATACCTTTGCACCAGATCTTGTTCTGCCTCCACGACCACCCATTGCTGTAGGTAAAGAATCTTGAAGTGCAGAAAAAACCATTGAATAGTCTAAAAAAGGAACCATGTACTCACTCAAAGTATCGAAAGCAACTTTTCTAATCTTACCTTTAAAATCTGCACTTTGTGCATCTGCTTCTTTATAAGAGTTCAAAGCAGCTCTATATCCTCTTGACAATAAATCATACGGATTAGTGTGACTAAAATCAATAAACTCAAAGTTATCATTGTCGTCTCTACCCACTGGTATCAATAAAGAGTTTTTCTGCCAACTTGCTGCAAGTCTATTTGCAGCTGATATCTCTTCGTCAGTTGTATCGGTCAATGTCTGTGCCATCTTTTGAAGTCCAGGTCCAACTATGCCAAAAGCAGCTATGCCACCCATCAATCTTTTCATTCCTATTTCTCTAATTGATTGTATAGGACTTTCTAATTCTTTGGCTGCTACATCTAAAACATTAAAGCCAGTTCTTAAAATTTCTGCTGGAAACGCTATAAAGTTTCCAAGAGGTATGCCTCTTAAACCCTTGATAAACTCTGGTACAAGTTCATAGTTCGGAACCGTGTTACGAACTGTGTCGGCAGCAGCTCTTCTCATGGCTTCGTCAATACCCTCACCTTTTCTCTTTCCTATGTGCTTGCCGAACTCTATTAACTGTTGTCTTCTTAATGAAGCATTGTCCGCGAAGTCAGTTCCTATTTTAGCCTTGGCATTTCTTAACTTTTGTAGTTCAAAAGCATAGCTATATATTTTCCAAATGTCGTCACCACCTTTATACAAACCTTCTGCTTTATCAAGAAAACGCTTACCTAAATTCATAGACCCATTTAATACCGTGCTACCCATATCTTTTAACCCAGTAGGATCTTTTGGAAATTCTAATCTATCACCTTGTCTGTTTATTGAGTCTTCTACATTTCTGTTTCTTGCAGCACCTCTTGCTATTTCAAAATCAGATACAACGCTAACATCATCTAATTCTGAACCTTGAGGTGCTCTTTGAGCAGCCACCTCTGTTGGATCATTCACACCTTTATAACCTAAGTTCTGTCTTAAGTTTGCTTGTATCTCTCTAAGTTGTGCCGAACTACCAATCACACCTCTTCTTTGAAGATCCACCAAGAAATCTAGAACTTCATCATTTAAAGAAAAATCAAAACGATCTCTTGTAAATTTTTTAATTGTACCACCACCTTTTATTGTAAGTTCTTTGTCGATTAAATCTCTAAGAACTATATCAACAGACTCAAATAGACTGGCGTTTTTACCAACATTACCATTTGCTAGTGCAAATAAAGAGGCAGATGTGACGTTTCTAACTTGTGTGATCGGTGATAAAATAGTTTTAGCATATTGAGAAATACCTTTTAATTTTACCATTGGATAATAAAGGGCTCTGAATATGTCTCCAAATACACTTGTTCTTTCGTTAATGACATTGGTCAATGCTTCGTACATAGGTTTAGGAATAGCGTATCCATACATCTCACCAAACACACTATTCGCAGAAAAAGTACCTGGATCTAAATCACCGTTACGTCCTAAGATAGAATACACCATGTTTCCACCTCTTGAGTTAAGATCTTGTTTTATTTCGTTTAAGATTTTTTTTGTTGCCGCAGGATCGAATCTTTCCAATTCACTTAATCTTGATACAAGTGGTAAATTTTGTTGTGCTCTAGCTGCGTTTATCTCACTGAGTTTAGAAGCGATCAATTTATTTGTATCAATAAACAGAGGTGTTTGATCGGGCCCTGTCTTAGCGATCATGTCATCTGCAAATTGTTTAAAGCTAGAGTAAAAAGCATCTGCTGAAATAAAATTAGATAGCTCTGCAACGGTGTGCATGTATGCTTCTTTTGGATTTCTTACTTCACCTAATATTGTTCTAAGTATTTCATTGTCTACTTTTGATTTATTTAAAACAGCTGGGTTCATTCTTACAACTGGGACATCAAAAGCAACTGCCGCGTTACCTTTAATTGTAGATTTTTTTAAAGATTGATAATGATTTGTAACATTATCTATATATCTTTCAGCTTGTGTTCTAGTTAATTTAGCTCTGGCTGGATCTCTTGTTCTTAATCCTTCTCTAAATCTTTCAACAAAGTCATTATCAAATCTTAAACTTTCTGGTTCATCTTTTAAAAACTTTTGAACATGTTTTATATCTACGCCTCTACCTTCAACGATTTGATCAACTAACTCTTCTCTCATCTTCCTAGAAAGTTTAAAATTATTGTCGTTAAATATCTGGTAGTTTCTAGATAAGTATCCACCTTTGTTTATGTTTTCTATAACTTGATCTCTGAACTCGCTTCTAGACATTATCCCAGAAACGGATGTCTCTGGTAAACTTTTAGCTGCACCAGTTTCCATTACTCTTCTAGATAAATCATCAATAATATCTTTAGCTTTTACATACTCATCATACAATGCTTTTGGTATTCGAAGAGTGCTTATATCAGCGCCCTCAAGAACATCCATGAAATTATTAATTAATTTTTGTTTTGTTATGTCTGGTAGTTTTCTATAATCTGCAAACTCTTCAGTGGTTCCTTTTAAAACTTCATCTATTTTTTTATCTACTTCTTTTAACGCTTTTTCTGCTATTTTTATGTCACCTTCGATGGCTGGATTTACTAGAGACTTAACTCTTGCTACAGAACCTGGTAAAAATCCTCTTGATCTAAAAGCCGATAAAGTTACTGCAACTGCTCTTTGTAATGTGTTGATCACACCTGGTTCATCGAACTCTCTTCTTATGTACTTGTCCTCTTGTTTTACAATCGCCTCTCCAGCTTTTTGAGACACACCTCTTAAGACTCGTGACCCAACACCAGCGCCAACACCTATTCCAGCACCATATGCCGCACTGGTTCCAATCTTTCCAAAATCAAAATCTTTTAATTCTTTTCCTTGTGCCGCTTCATCAAACGCTCCAACGGCAGCACCTACCGCTGCACCTGGAACGGCAAGACCAACTTCTCTTGATGTGGCTGCACCTATTTTTGCAGAGACATTAAATCCAGCACCTATCACTGGAGGTAAAGTTCCAGCCAGAATAGATCCAGTAAGACCATGAGCTAACACTTTGTTATATATTCTAGCTGCGGCTCTTTCTCTACCCTCTAAACCTAAAACATCTTTCGTAGCGAAGAAAGGACCGTAGCCACCCTCAAAAAAATCACCAAGAGATTGTGTGCCATCTGTAGCCACAACTGCATCTGCCGCACCAGCCGCCGCGATTTGATGAACAGCTAATCCAAATTTTTGACTGCGAGTCAACTCTTTTGGATCTAAAGGTTGTTTTGTAATCTTCATTGTTTTTAAAGAACCTTTGTCAGCTCTCATTTTACTTGTGCCTCTTGCCATTCTGCCAAGTTTACTGAACTTAGAAACTGCCATAGCAGCACCAATGCCTGGCACACCAAACTGAACTAATCCTTCTGTGATTTTACCAGCAGCACCTGCTGGATCTATACCGTGTCTATTTCTAAAATTATTAAAGGATTGAGTTACGGCACTTGTATAATCTGTGCCTGCTGCTAAATCAATAACACTGGTTACAGTCTCAGTTAAACCTTGTGGTATAGCAATAGCACCAGAAGCAAAACCCTCTGCTATTTCTTGTAAAGCACCTTCATCTTCTGGATTTTCATAGTCACTATATTCTGATCCTGGTTCGCCTTCTTCTGCCAAGGCTTGATTATCAGATCCAAAAAACTTTTTTACGAGTTCTTCTGCTTCTTCTTGACTAATTTCATTTGCGAAGAAATAGCTTTTACCATCTACTATATAGTTCGGCATTAGTTACCACTTAGTATATTTTGTTCTTGTAACGTATCTATTAATCTTACGCCTTTTCTTGGTTTTTTTAAGTATTTAAGAACGCTGTTCGGTAAATCTTGTATACTTATAACTAAACCAGGAATCGTGTCTCTCATTGATTTTATGAATTTTACTTGTTCTTCAAATTGTTGTATTTCATTACCAGTAATTTTCGTTAATTTTTCATCAAGACCAACGCCTGCGATTCCAAAAGACTCTTTTTTATCGTCACTCAAATCACCATAATTTGTTGGTGTTTTAATATAAGTATTAGGTATCACTCCGTCTTTTCCAATAACTCCAGCTTTTCTGTTAAACTCACTGTCTTTCAAAGTGCTAGTGCCTTTTGTAACTTCTTTAAGGTATCTGGTTAGAAACTCGTTACCTGTATCAGTAGGAGTTCCGTCCTCACCAATGTGTCCCATTCTTTTTAAAATCTTAATAACATCTGGTTCTGCTTTTACAAGAGCGGCTTTAAACACTTTGTCGGCATTTTCTTTTGTTACTGCAAGTGACTTTTCTTTAAATTGTAAGTCAGCAGCAGTGGACAATAAATCTAAGTTCCATTTGTAACCAGCCATTTGTTGATTAAATTGTTGAATCGCATCATTTTTTTTATCACCCACAAGAGTTCTTTGTAGATTTACAATACCATTCATTTTTTGTATTTCTAAAGCTCTTTTAGCAATCTCTTCTGATTTTTTATCTTTTAACAAATTATACATAGTCGATCTAGCTTCTCTTTGATCTTCTCGTAATCGAGTGGTAAGTTTATCTACATCTTGTCCGTAACCTTGTAACCCCACAGCAAAACCTTTTGCTACGTTTGTTAAAGCATTAGGACTTTCACCAGCTGCTATCGCAAGACCAGCTTTCATCATGTTCAAAAAGATAGATGCTTTTCGATCCTCTTCAAACTCACCTTGAAGTTCTTTAGGATCAAACCCTAATAATTGTATAGCATCGTCTTGTATATCTGCAAGAGTAGGCTCTTTACCTTCTTCGCTCATTTTAGCATACAGTGCATCTGCATTTTCACTTAATGTTTTACCACCAATCTTTATGGCGTTTGCATCTGCAACACCAGCTGCCACCTTTGTAATGGCTGCTGATACTTTGTCAGATAACTGTTTTTGATTACTTTGAAAACCACTTAAAATATTTACATTAGATTCTTGTGTATTATCTCCCATACCCGCATTAGCAGTTCCTTCGTCTGATATAGGAGTGGTATCTGCACCATCACCCAAGCCTGCGTCAACCATTGTGTCTCCACCTACAGGATCAACGCTATCTTTTTCAAGTGCAGTCTTTTTTGAACTCATAAAACCTGTTACTGGATCAGGGTTATCAACCATTAAAGAACCTGTTCTAATGTTTTCTTTTTTCTGTGCTTCTCTTTTAAATTTTTCTAAAAGACTTTCTCTCTTTTTTTCTTCTAAAGTTTTTTCACCTGATGTATCAACACCACCTGCACCCTCTCCTCGATCTACTATCTTTTTTGTTTGTCCTCCATATAAATTAGCAGGAATGGTAAAGTTAGAAGTAATTTGATTGCGATTATTATTAATATTACTTGGAAAACTAGCTCTCATTATATTCGGTCCACTAGCCATGATACCACCAGGTTGATTGTTAGTTACACCTGGTATTCTAAACATAGGTCTATTAAATACGCTCATTATGCAGGCCTTCCAAAGTTAAAGAAGTTACCAAATCCTCCAGCTTGTCCTATTGCTCCAAGACCCGCGATCCCTAGACCAAGCATCTGCGATCCTCTACTTGGGCCTGGTGTACGTGTTTGAGAAGTTGTCTGTTGCAATGCTGGAACTCCCCTAAAAATATCTGACATAAATCCAACTTGTTGAAATGGTAATGCTTGTCTTGCAAGTTCGTTTGCTCTTGCAACGTCAAATTCTTTCTGTCCTTGTTGTTGTTGCAGACCACCAATACCTAATAATGTATTAACATCTTGCACGCCCATTTGTTGTCCTAGTTGACCAAGACCCGCGGTTTGTGTTCCAAGAGCACCGATTGTTTGTCCCAACTGACCAGTTAGTTGTGCTTGTCTTAATTGTTGTTGTGCAGCTTGTTGTGCTAAGTTCTGTGCTTGTTGAAATCCTTGAGATCTTAACTGTGATCCAGTTCTTGCTTGTTGATCCATAACATTTCTAGCTAACTCTTGCTCTGCAATAGCTTGTCTAGACCCACCAAATGCTCCAGCAGAGGCAGCTCTTGCTCCTATGTTTCCTTGTTGTATAGCACCTTGTCTTGCTATGTCTGCTTGTGTTTGTGCTATAACACTTTCAGTAAACGGATCCATAAATTGTTGATAAGAACTCGGTGTAAAACCTGCACCTGCTGCTTGTGTTTGTGCAGTGCCTAGTGCTCCTATACCTTGACCGATTGCTTCTGCACCTCTTTGTATAAAAGGTGCAAACGCTCCTACACCTTGCATGGCATTGGCTATAGCCGCTTGTTGTCCTGAAGAAAGACCAGCTAGTTGCTGTTCTGCAAAAGGCATTTGAGAACCTGTTTCAGTTAATCCTTTAGCACTCTCAAATATGTCTGCTAAAAATTCTTCTTGGAATGGAGCTAATCTTACTCTTTGGGTTTGATCTACAGTTTGTGTTGCCATTATGCGACCCTCTCTAATTCAGACATCATGTCATACATTCTCGCTGCACCTACATCTCTATCTCCACCGCCTGCACCTCTAACGGCTTTTGCAGTTAACACAAATTCACCGTCAGACAACATAGCTGGAACAGAATCACTTGTGCCAGTTCCAGGTCCCTCGACCTCTCCTCCGTCTGCTAATTCAAATTCTTTTTCAAAGCCTTGTTTTGCTCTAACTCTTTTAAAATATTCTTGTCTTTCGTCTGCATCATCTAAATTAAAAGACATACCATCAACTAATCCCATACCTAATCTGGTTCTTCCTTTTGGAAAATCTGGTTCTTTTATTGGATCTTCGATTTTTTCTTCTTCTAATCCACTACTCAACGCAGCTAGTCCAGCACTACCTAAAGTGGCGATTCCAACTGGACTTGTGGCAAAATCTTTTAATGTGCTCATAATCCCAGTCGGAGCACTCGATTGTTGTACCGCCGTCACTGTTGCAGGATCAAATATTTCAGGTCCAGTAATATTTGCAGCAGAACCAGTTACCCCAGCTGTACCTGCCGCACTGCCTGCGGTCGGAGTAAAAAAGTTACCACCACTCGCAGCGTAACCACCAATACCACCCAACAAAGCAGCTTTTAATGCGTCATCTGTGTCCGCTCCACCAACAAGACTTCCTATACCTGCTCCGAGAGCAGAACCTATGGCGGCAGAACCCAAAGGTCCACCAACCATAAAACCAATCGATCCCCCTATGACTGGTGCAGCTTTTTTTAAAATTTTTGTAAAACTTTTAAAAATACCCATATTCTTACTATACCACCTATGTTACAATTTTAACAGTACCATTATCATTAAACAACGCACCAGTTTCTAGTCCATCAGAACTTGTTGGTAGTTCTGTCAAAGTTATTTTAGTACCTCTCAACTCACCAGGGTTTTGTAGTTGATTTGTAAGTTGACTTAAACTTCTTACCAAGTCATTAAAATATTGCACATCGTACTCCTCTGGTGCTAATGAAAAGGTTGGTGGTACAAGTTGTCTACTCATCTATCTCCATCCGCTCTAATATCAACTCTTGGTGTGCCAAGTCTCCAGTTTACACCTTGTGTTGTGCTTTCTACTCTAAGACCAAATGATCTCCCACGCAACCTTAAATGATTAAGTTCTGTGTCAGAAGTTACTGTATTTGTAGATGTTTTTATAAATCCACCACCTGGACTTCTTTGTGCTTTTAACGAAAATACAGCTTGTTTGTTATCGTTACTTAAACCAGAGTCACTTTTATCAAAACTAACATCTGGGATCATTCTTCTTAAAAAGACAAACTGATCTCCGTCTTGCACATCTATCGGACTTGATTCTATAAATGATGTAAAAGCAGTGCCGTCATTATCATTACCTTTTTCATGGTTGTAAACAAGATTAGAATCTGTAGCCATAGGATATTGATACACTCCTCGATCTACCCAAGATGTTCTTGATAAAGAACCAACATACCACACTTTTTCATCGTAGTTATAAATAACATACTTATCATTTTCATCTGTACCACCATTAGCACCAGAGTTTGATTCAGATGGATAGAACCAAAACACTTCTCCAAAGGCAGAATTTACACCAGCATACACTTTATCAGACTGGGTTTCGTTAAAGTCTTGAAAAACATGATCTCTTACAGAGCATGGTATAACTTGAACACGACCATCATAAATATAAAATCTATCATAACCCATCCAAAACACTGAATCACCAACAGCAACTGCCGCATTGAATCCTTTCACTGTTGTGTTACTGGCAAGTTGATTGACACCAAAAGTAAAAGGAGGACCTATAAACTGCATACTAAATACCGCAGTATCTGTAAGAACTATCATCTCTCTTCTAGTTTTTACTGCCGTTATAATCTCTGATCCAGAGCCTAGTCTTAAATCACCTGCCGTGTTTGTTGCAGTGGGTGTCCAAAGAAAGGGGTTTTCTTGATGACTAAATCTAATTAACATTCTATCTTGCACAGCTGAGTCTATAGGATTTGCACCAAAACAGATAACATGACGATCTCTTTCAGACACCATAACTTTTCTTGATTTTTTTGGAGCCGCGTCAGATAACTCTAACAAGTTTTTTGCTCTAGATGTCAAACCTAAACTTTTATCCCAATAGAAAACAAATCCATCTCTATTGTTAAATATTAAATCCTCTCCAAAATTATCTTGTGACCAAAGGCGTAAAGTTCCACCACCAGCAGTTTCACTTGAAGCAGAACCCCAACCATCTGCACCCCAAGTTCCTGCACCCCAACCATCACCTGGTACCACGGTGTTGATACCTATATTGATTTGATATTCTGCATCTGCCGATCCAGCACTAGATAAAGCTGCATCTGCATTACCACTTAAGGTTATAACATAGCTATTGGCATCAGTAATTGATGTGATAGAAAACTCGTTATTTATCTTTGTGTTTAAATCACTGTTACCAGTATTGGCATTAGAAAATGTAACAAAGCTGCCTGCAATAGCACCATGATTTGCATCATTAACGGTGGCTTGTGCAGAAGAGGTTGATGTTGTAAAAGTCAAAGCCATTATGTTTCATCCACAAAATCTGTCACTGCAATATTTGTTGGAACAACTGTGGTAGATATAGTTACTGTACCTATCGCACCAACTGCAGCTGGAGTTGTTTCTTGTTGAGTAACAGTGCCGAGTTCACTTGTTGATGTGACACCAGTAACATCTACAGGCGTGAATGTTGTGTTTGAGACAGCCGTAACAGTTACGCTACCCAAAGCTGTTGTTCCTGCTAATCCAGTAACTCCAAACAAAACTAATTGTCCATCTATATCAAAAACAACTTCACCACTTACAACCTTTCGTCTAATAGGTGTGATGTCGTTATAACCTTGAGATTCTTCTATGTAAAATTTTATCTCTGTGCCTACACCCAAATATTTATTGCCTTGTAAGTTTGCCCAAGAATGTAAAGATCTTGAAGATCCAAGAAAAGTAGTTTGTGAATATTTTTCCCAACCACCTAATTTTTCTGGATAGCCAAAACGAAAACGAATTAAATCACAATCGTTCCAACCACCTTTGTTTGAGTAAGATGTTGTTTCTTTATTTATTCCTGGTCTGAACTTTAAAGACGTTATTGGCACGATTACTCCTCACTTGGAAAATCAAAAATGGGTGCGTTTTCTAGAGTTGGTTTACCATCTTTGTCAAGTGGGTTATCAAAAAGTGCTTTAAATTCAGTAAGATTTGAACAATTATTAATTTTTGTTTCTATTGTATCACAAGCAGTTCTGACTTTATCTCTATATGTAGCCGTAGCGGTTGGTATAGCAGTCCCTTTTTCTGTTTTTCTAACAATCATCCAGTCAGTTCTTGCTAAAAGACTATTTGTTTTCTCTTTTGTTTTAGCTACCCAAACTGACTTCAACCCTAACTCCACTGACTGTTTACCAGTTTCAGGATCAATAACTGCCTTGCCATCATCATCTACTAAATTAATATCAGTCAGTGATTTTTCTTTTAGATCACCTTTGTCATCTCTGCCAGAGTAAAAGCGATTATCGTATGGTGTTGGCTCTGCTGGTGGATCTTCCCATGTTAGTCCAAAAGATTTCAATTCAGTATCTGTAAATCTTGTCCAAACTGCTGGATATTTTTTATTATCATCTCCAACCCATGCTTTTCCTGCTTGAATTAAAGTTCCATCTTTTTTCTTCCAAGGCATAATTTATCTCCTATTAAAACGCATTACCAAATTTAAACGGGTTGTGAGCCCATGCCCAATAGACATAAGTGTCACCCGCATTAATAAAATTTGTATCACCAGTTCTTAGTTTAAATCCATTAGATAAAAAGTCTACTTTATATGAATTATCTTCTGTGTCTGCACCCCCTGCACCTGTAGTTCCATCTCCGTCTGTTCTTAAGGTTTTTTGTCTGACATTTCCTGCAACTGGATAAGAATTAGTAACTTCATGTCTCACATCATCGAAGATTAAATGTCCAGTATTACCAGTGTCATAATTTTTTAACCAGATAACGGAAGGACGAAAATTTGTGTAAATATATGTTCCATCTGCGTTTGCATTACCTTCGTAATTTCCAAATTTACTGAATCCCTCAATGCTTCTGAAGGCCCAAAACAAATGAGTACCAGAGGTACCTGATACTTGTCCCGTAGTAATACCAATCAGTGTTGAATTTAAGGTAGAAAGCCAAGCACCACCTGAAGCCGATCTAGCACTAGAGACGTTTAAATACATTAAACTTTGTCCAGCCGCTCCCATACCAGTATGCCAATATACCCAGTTATCAGTGCTATCAATATTTCTAAACATTAAAAATTCTGGTGTTGCACCAAGACCATGAGCAAAAGTATAAGTTCCACTTGTAGCCTCGTGCAGTCCTATAGTCATGCCTATTGTCTGATTAGTTTGTATTATACTATCTTGTGAACCATTAGTGTCTGTGGTTGTTGTGCCACCATTTATCTTCCAGTTCAAAGCTAAATAAGATTGACCATTTTGGTTTGTTACACCAGAATTTGTCGTTTGAAAACCATCGTTGCTTCTTGTGCTATTTCCATTGGATACACCAGTGCTTTGTGCAATATTTGAACTAACAACCAAAAAATTTTCGTAACCTCTAGTGCTATCGAGTGTGACGTTTTGTGCTATATGAGAGCCATCACTTGTTCTTTCTTTTATAAAAGTCCAATCTGGTTTAAAACCAACGCCAGTAACATCTTGTGTAGAGTTTCCATCTCCATCATAAATAATCGCATTATGAAATGAAGTGGGTTGGTCGCTTTCATCAGCGTTGAAACCAGTGTCAGGTAAATTACTGTTACAGAGAGCCAAATAACCAGTTGGTGGAGTGTACCTAAATTTTGCACCATTAGCATCTGTATTTCCTGCTGAACTTATTGCTCCAGCAAACGTATCATCCTGACCAAAATTAAACATAGCACCACCACTTGCAGGATTAGGCATATTAGCACCAAGGTAATATTGTGTTGAAGCCATGCTTGAAAATCTTGGGTCATCTCCAGTTGCAGGATTGGCTGTACCACTTGTATTTTGAAAAGTGCCATTTAATCCAAACCACATTTTATTATTATCTGCATCATAAGCAAATGAAACAATATCACCTGAAGCAATGTTAGTAGATAACCAATTTGAAAAAGATGCACCCTCTGTTGAAATATCTATACCTAAAGAGTTTGATGTTCTAACTTGATAATCATTTGTAGAAGATGTAGTAGCTGCTGCAACTGTCCTTGCTCGTTGATTTGTAGGAGAATTAACGTCATATAAACCAAATATATAAAGATATGAAGCAACAAAAAGTCTAACTTCCCAATACCATTTTCCACTTGTAGGAACTGCCATAGTGCTCATAGCTCGATAATAGTCTGATGTGTTAGCAGGAATAATTTTCATAGCTCCTTCACTTAAATTAAGATTAGTGTTTGAATTAACAGCATTCATCGTTGGAAAATTATTTGTAGGACTATCTGACACAACATCCGTAGCAGCTAAATTACTCACTGTAGTAAAATCATTCGTGCCATCAGTGCTATTTGCATTATTACCCAAATCACTTGGATCTGCAAAAGTTAATCTAAATCCAAGAGTACCATAGGTTAAACCAGATACTGATTTTGGTATCCACACACCATTTTTAGTTTCACCAAAACTTGAGGGTGTTAATTGTGTTCCATCAATAAAATTCATCTCAGCCATATATCCATCAAAATTAGCACCAGTGCTCCCACCAAATCTGCCGATTGCGTGTTGTGTACTTTGACCTGAAAGATTTATTATTGTGTTTAAATTTTGTGAAGGATATCCATCAACTGCATCACCCTTACTGGTTAGCTCTGAGCCATTAACATACATTCGTACTCTGTTCGTTTCTGATGATTGTGTTGTATCTATTGCCCAAACAAAATGATACCAGTTTGATACATCTCGAAAAACTTGATTACTATAAACAGTATTTGTTGTTCCATCTTGTGATCTATCAAATCGCATTCTATCAGTGCTGTCAAAACCAAGTCCAGTATATTGAGAGGCACTTGTGTATCCTTCAAAAATTCTAGCCGCACTTCCAGGTTTGGATATTTTTAGCCAAACACTTAATGTAAATTTTTGTCTGTCACCGCCACCACTGCCGCTACCATCGCCCACTACTACTGACATTCTGCAATTACTGGCATCATCAAAACGTAAAGACTGATCTATGCTTTGTTTATAAAACCCAGTGCTTTGGTCTCCTGCACCATTTGCCTTAACTAAACTCATTAATCATCCTTATGTTAGAGCCGCCGATGCTGATACTAATATTGTATCATTACCACTATCTGCCGTGACATAGTACGCTAAATGATATGTGCCACTTGCTGATATCGTAGTAAGCACATCTGCATTAATAGCTACCATAGAATCAGCAGTAATGGCATGATTACTGGCATTTACTAACTTTATATTTCCAGATTGACCAGCTTTAGCATTAGTGAATGTAAGTTGTGTACTATTACTCGTAGTGCAAGTAAAATCATTACCTACTGCTAAATCAAAGCTACCATCATCTTCTGCTGTTATTGTTACACCTACAGATCTACCAGTGACCTCAACATCGTTACTCACTGTAACTTTAGTTGATGCAGTTAAATCTATTGTCGGTGCAGTAATCTCACACTCTGTATCTGCGTCAATGTCTAGTTTACCATCCGAACTTGAGCTTACTGATAAAGCACTATCTCTAAACATTAATTTATTTGTAGAGTTAAGAGTTAAACCACTGCCATCTGTGTGTGTCAATGTGGTGTCTGTATCTGCACCAAACCCTAATACTGCATCATCAGAAGCTAAAGTTAAATCGTCACCAACTTGTAGATCTGTAGATACATCAACTCTGGTGCTAGCGTTTAAATCAATTATAGCCTCACCATCTATTCTTAATGTGCCGTCAGCTGATTGTTGTACAAAACTTGCAGCATCACCAAAAGTTAATTTATTTGTTCCGTTTAGTGTAAGTCCAGTTCCATCCGTATGAGTAAGGGTTGTATCAGTGTCGGCTCCAAAACCAAGAACAGCACTATCTGATTTCAATGTAACATCATCACTTACTATAAGATCATCATCAACTGTTAAGTCTACGGCTGCTAAATGTGCAAAAGCATCAACTACTGCCGCTCCAGATCCTGCACCATCTAAGTAAACAACCTTTGCAGTGCCTGGTGCTATTGTCACATTAGCTCCAGACCCTTGTGATATAATTATATTTTGTGAACCACTTGTTCCGTTTTCAATAATATGCACCCTACTTAGAGTGTTTGGTGCTATTGTGATCGTACAAGCTGAATCTAATGTTCCAGTGTACTTAATAAACATGGCTCTACCAGGATCAGTAGAAGCATCTGCTACTGTGGTTGTATGAGTATCAGCGTTTGTCGTTATACCCTCTGTGCCAAAACCTAATGCTTCACCTATGAGTTCTAAATTAGTGTTTGTTTTTGTACCCCAAGTTCCTGACTGCTCGCCAGTATTCATTTCTTCGAGTCTTAAATTATTTACAAATGTACTTGCCATTATGCGACCTCTTGCCAGTTAGCTGTTTGATTAGGAACGATCAAACTGTAGACCAATTCCTCGCCAGTGCCACCAGTAGCACTAACTCCCGTTAAAGATACCACACATTGTGGTATTGTGACAACACTTGATATTCCACTTTGTGCTGCGGCTAATGTAACTGCTATATCTACACTTGATACAACAGTCTCAGAACCTAATCCAGTTGTACCTACATTACCAGTTACAGGTGCTCCAGTTGTTGTAACAATATTAGGAATACCATCAGTGTTTAATGTTGCACCCATGAGTGCATGATTACTACATTGATAAAATAATGTTGGTGCTCCATCAGCTACAGTAATTTCTGTGTAAGCACCAGCTTGTCCAGCAGTTCCGTTTGTTGTTACACCCGTTGTATACTCACCACCAGTTTTATCAGCAGCAGTATAGATTCTTAATGGATGTCCATCGTTACTAGCATCACTTTGATCAAACCTATAAGTGTTACCTTCATATAAAGTTAATATTACATCTGATGATGCAGTAGAACCATTAATTGCATATTTATTTGTTGAACCTTGATTATAATACGGATGATTTGAAGGATTGCCAGAAACTACAGTAACAGTAAATGTAACTGTACTAGCACCCGTTTGACTTATGGCAGTCGTTGCAGATACACCAGTAGCAGCTACGTTTACACCAGGTATTCCATCTGGAGTTCCTAATGCTGTTGTTCCTTGAACACCAGTAACAACAACGTCAATCTCCTCATTCCAAGGACCTTGACCCCATGTGCCTCTACCCCAACCTTGTAAGGTAGTGTTCGACAACTTATGCTATCCTTATAATCGCATTACTTGCATCAGCAGTTGGAAACTGAATAGTAAATGTTCCAGATGTTGATGTTTTGTTAGATGTGAAATCTAAAACACAAACTGCATTGTTACCAGATGCAGTGTCATTATAAATTAATGCACCCATAGCAGTGATAGTGGCAGTTGTAAAACTTAAATCAGCAAAATCTGTAAATGCAGTTGTGCCAGATGCAGTCGGAGCAACTTTTGTTAAAGTGCCTCCACCAGATGTATATGATCCACTGTTCGCTATCTCTCCAGTTGTTGTGAAAGCAGTTGTGGTTGCACCTAAAGTTGCAGTTGTTGATGACTTGCCGCCACCTCCCTCTGCGTATAATGCAAGTTTAAATGTGTTACCATTTGTGGCAAAATTATGTACTGCGTTCAATAAATCTGTTTTGAAAGAAGTACACATTGCTTGTGCTATAGCCATATTAGAGTCTCCTTATATATTCAGCCGTTTCCTTTTGACCACTTGATCTTAGGACTTGGATAATATTAGCACGTTCCTCTCTTCTTGCCAAGATAAGATAATGATACATAATTCCTTTAAGTTGTTCTTTAAATAATTTTGCTTGTTGTCTTATGTGTGGAGGTGCTTGATCTGATATACTTGCTATTTTGTCCACAGCAAGATCAGCTATTTGCTCGTTTGTTAATCCTCCTTGTTGTGAAGTTTTTACATTTACACTACCAACTTCTGAAAAACTTACATTAAACATTTTCTTTCTCCTCATAGCTAATTCCAGGTATATCTTCTCTGCCTATTAAATTAGGCTTTGAGTCTAGTGGTTCTGGTGGTTCTAGTTTTGATTTTTTAGTTATTAACATATTTCCGTTTGTTGCAGTAGATACAAGCGGATCATCTAATCTATGATAACCATAGAGTTTTTGATCATCTGGCACATTCATATCAAGTAAAGAAGAGCTATGAGCTATATGTATTTTAATCTTTTTTGATATAGCTATGGCTAACCAAAACTCACAACAAGCTCTGCCAGCCTCTGCAAAAGCTACATCTTTATGTGTGAAATCTATTCCATATAAATGCAAATCTGTAATATCTTGTATAATTGCATAAGCAATGGCATAAGACACAGTATTGTTAAAATAGGCATAACCACTTTTATGTATAACTTCTTGTAAAGGATATTCTATTACGTCTGGACATCTCTTATCTAAAGTACAAGAATAAATAGGTATGTCCATTTTTTTTGTTAATCTATCTTGCATGATATCTGTTTGTTTGCCCGCATTAGGCGTATCAAGAAATCTTGATGGTGGATCCATCATAAAACATTTATCGTGATAAATAACACCAGACATGGAATTAATAGTCCATACTTCATCAAACTTTTCGCTTCGTATTTTAGCTAAAATGTATTCTGAAAAACTGTTGCCTAGAGCAACAATCGCTATACTTTTTTTCTTCATATAAGATACTATAAATTTTATCTTATAAATGTCAAGACTTAGGAACTCTTACCAAACCATCTCTATAAGAGTCAGAATAGTTTCTACCCTCTGCGTATGTCTTGAGTCTACTCAAGGCTTCTGCATATCTTGTGTTATATAATTGTATAAGATCTGCCTCGCCTTTCATAAAGGTATAAGCCTCTACAAGAGAAGCATACAGAAGAGCATCTGGTGCGTTTGTGCTGATCCATGTTGTTCCAGAGTCATCTGTGGTAAGAGAAGCTGGTCTGTAATAATAGTGAAGCTCTACTGCAAAACTACTACTAGGAGTTGGAGCCACTATAAAAGTATCAACATCAAACTGTGCATAATAAATAGGAGATCCAGTTGTAGCTGGATTTGCCGTATATTCTTGAATAAAATTTACATCTTTTTGTAGTAAGAATACATTTTCACTACTAGCGTTCACATATGATAATGAATGAGTCGCTAAATAATCAGATGGCTTTTCTAAGAATTTATTACCACTTGTCAAAGAACCAGTAACATTTTTTCTAAAATAATCTAAATCTACAGATTTAAATATTCTCTCTTCTGCGTTTGTAATGAAGAAAGGTATCTCTGCTACAAAAGTGGACTCGTCATTTTCAGTCCATTCTTTTATTGATGCTGTTAATGTGGTTAATGTAAAGCTCATGTTATACTCACTGTTACCGTTCCGAGGCTAGTTGTAGCCGTAAAATTTGTTAACTTCTTTCCTATTATACCATCTCCAGCATTGGTGTATACTACAAATGAAACCAAGTCTGTATCTTGATTTGGTCTTGGTTCGTATAATGCTGTTGGATCTGGGCCTGGATAATTAGGTTCTAACTGTGGGTGTTTAGCCTCATACTCGTCTGGACCTACCTTTAGTCCATTCCATTCTTTTCTCATCTCACGAAGACGATAACGAAAGCCAGAGCGATCTGAATAACCCCATGCTTTTCTACCACTTGCGTACCTAGCCATTAGTACCTCAAGTATGATATATTCGGTGTTAGTTTAAGTGGCGTGCTATTAGCGTCCTCAGAAGCTGCTCTTTGAAACTCCTCTTCATAGACTGCTTTTAGTATCTGTATTCTATCTGGTGCTTTTTTCATTGATATATAATATGCTAAACCAGCTGCCATACATGGTAAAAACCTAAATGGTGCATCAGTTGTATTGACTAAAGTATCTGCATCTTGAATTCTTCTTACATAATAGTACACCAATGTGTAAGAAGTATCTGGTGTTGACCACAATGTAATCGTGGGAGTGATCTGTCTATCAAAGAAATACTGACTTGGTTGTCCACTATTATCTTTGTTTGGTATTCTTAAATACTCACCACGACTCATTTGTGTAAGAGTAAAATCTGTACCAGAGCTATTTCGTAATACAACTTCTAGTAAATCTACAAACTCACTATCTAATGTATAGACTGCTGTACCAGATGTCACTGCTTTTGTTTCTTGTGTTACAGTCCATAAGTTAAGACCTCGATTTGCCCAATCAGCAAACATAAGATTCAAAGAACGTCTAGCTGTTCTAGCATCGTAACCAGTTCTTAATTCCAACCCACATCTCTCATAGGCTTCTTCGATAAGTTCCGCTACGTCTAAATCAAAATCTCTTGAGTTTGAAGTTGCCATTAGGCTTTACCACCTCTTCTCAACTTTTTAAATCCAGCTTTTAAAGACACGCCTTTTTTACCCTTACCAGCTTTTAAGCTGCCTTTTTGTGCAGGTGTTAAGCCTTTTATTTTTATGGACTTACCACTTTTAGCCATCATTGGCTTTCTCATAGTTCCACCACCCATCATTTTTTTACCACCATGAGATGGTGTTCTAATTTGTTTTTTAGGTGTGACTGGTTTTTTCTTTATACCCTTAGTAGGGTCTTTGATTTTTGGGTCTTTTAGTCTAGTTGGCATCATTTTCTCCTTTTTCTAGTTAATGATTTCACTCTTCTTGGCTTACCTGCTGGTTGCCCTAATCTCTTCTTCTGTGCTATTCTACTACGTTTTTCTTTTGCTGTCATCTCTGAAGCTGTCTTTGGCGTTTTAGAACTAATTCTCTTGGTGGGTCTACAATAAGGAGTACCACGCTTTTCACCCTTTTGACGACCACAAGGTTTACCAGTTCTTTGATCTTTCCAATCTTCCTTAAACCACCTTTTAAGTGCTAGACCCTTTTTTGTCTTTCGAACTGCCATTACGAATACTTTGTTTTCTTTCTTCTATTTGACATTATAGCTCCACAACCTCTGGCTATGTTAGGATTACTAGACTTTCGTTTAGTTCTTCTAACAACTGCACCCTCTTTAGCTTTCATTGATTGCTCTCTGTCTACCTTTTTAATGGCAGCCATAAGACCGCCTTCGGCTTTCTTTTTCTTCTTTTTACCACCAGTTCCGTAGTTGGCTGCACCAACTTTTCTACATTTAGCGATAGCACCTGAGGCATACGCTGATGGGAAAACCTTATATCTGGCTTTTACTTTGTGGTAACATGCGTCTTTAGGCATAATATCTTCCTTTCTTTATTTTCCAACAAGTGCAAAAAAATTCTTTTTTCTTACATTTGTGGCATACTTTAATTGGTTCACCCCTTACGACTTCTCCTTTTTTTAGAGGCACAATGTGCTCTTTCAGAAAACCCTTTAGGTCGTTTACAATCGATCCGCCTCTTCCTAGCACTACTCCACTTTGAGGAGCGTTTTCCAGGAGATTTTGTGATCTGTTTTGACATCGATCCCCGCGAGATTGCCATCCTCACCCTTTCTTTTCATAAAATCTGCCCACAATACTGTTATCATTTTGTTGTTTTCTTTGACTTTTATTTCAGTAATTGCAGTTCTTTTGTCTACATTAATTAATGTTAAGCATATCCATGCAATGGCTCCAGTCGCTGAAGTCACAATAACACCTGTAATTATTCCCTTTATGTTTAACATTTCCATCTTCTTCTTGCTTGTCTTAACCTACTATTAGGATTCTTAGCTGCTTTAGGAAACTTTTTCATCTGGCCTGCACTTCTAGCACAAAACGATTTACGTCTCTTGGCTGCTTTACTCCCAGCTTTAACTTTACCAGTAACAGCAGTTTTTAATTTACTGCCTGGATTTTCTCTTCGATAACGAGCAACCCCAGCCTTTGTCATTCCCGCTCCAGATTTAGTGGAACGGAAATACTTTTTGGTCTTAGGAGGTTGCTTGTCTCTTGTTCTAGCCATTACGATAAGAATATAGTGAGTTTGTTACCACTACCAGTAAAAGCAGATAGATATGCACCACTCTCTGCTAATATACCATTATCTGGAATATTAAGAGTGTGTAATCCAGTTGGAAAACTTTGCACTATCAAATTACTTCCACCATTACCATCTGTTATAGTAAGAGCACCCGCAGAATTACCAAATACTACTATTTGTCTTATTCTTGATCGAGCAGGTCCTATGATAGCAGCAGCATCTCCTTGATCTACATTAAAGGCTTTTACGTCAGATCTTGTTCCCGCCATTATAGCCTCCTATTAGTATACAGAGTATTCTAATTCAACTGTGAATCTTCCAGCAGTTATATCAGCATTGACTGTAGTTGTTGCTCTAGCATATAAATGCACATTAGCGACTGCGGCAGTCATGTTAGGTACAAAGATATGATAGTTACCAGCAGAATCGTTAAAGTTAATATCGATCTCTGTGATAGATTGTGTAGCACTTAACTGTTCGTTAAATGATGTTACACCAGCACCCACGATCTCTGTGCCAGAAACAGCTGCATTTGTAGCAGTTCCACTTGTAGAACTTAATGCTAAGTTACCAGCTAGTGTTTGTCCTGCAGCAGTTGTAATACCAATTAAAGCTCTGTGTATGAAAATTTTACTTGGTGTCACTAAATCATCTGGAGCATCTACGTTTAATGTCCCTAATTCTACGAGACAGTCACCATCTGCATAAGCAGTTGAAGCTGCATTTGTTGACGCTAGAGTACCTGCAAAAGATTGAATCTTTCTTGTACCCATTGAAATAAGTTGTCCAGTTGAATTTACTGAAAAACCAGTTTCGGTAATAGCACCACTTGTGCCATCTTCGTTGATTACATTGAATCCACCCTTAGATCGGACTGGACCCGAAAAAGTTGTATTAGCCATGTTACACTCCTTGTCTTGGCAAATGTCGAAGTTAATTCTTCGTCAAGGTAGTTTTATTATACATAAAAAAAGGGCGACTGCAAACAATCGCCCTAAAAAAATTATTTAAATTTTTTATGCACCTGGTGAACCGAATACGGCACGAGGATCTGAAAAGCCGAAAGAATATCTCTCTCTTGCTTTATATCTCATGTTCCCAGTATCAAAATCTGGATCCATTGCTGTTGCCATTGGCATTCTTTCGAAATGCTTAAGACCATTTGGTGCGTCTGTCTTAATGAAAAACGCATCTGTATCAGTCAAATAATCGTTGATGACATAGCCTTGAGGTAACATTCCCATGTTTCTAATAGCATTAGCATCATTATCTGCTGTTCCAGGTCTTAACTGAGAGTTAAGTAATCTCTCTGCGACAAACTGTAGTTGTCTTGGAATAATTAACTTCATTCCTCTTAGAGCGATAATTAAACCTCTCTCATCTACAAAGCCTGCAATCTTAATCAAAGCATCTTCTAAAGATGTTTCATTTAAGTCTGCTGCAACAGTTGGCTCGTTAGCAAAAGTTCCACCATTCGTTAATGGGTGATCTGTTGCTAGTAATGCCTTACCATCACCACCAGCAGTTGCTCCAGCAGTAAACGCATTATTTAACACGTTTGCAGCTTTCACTTGCTTTGTATGTGCCATTGACCTTGCAAGTGCTCTCGTATAACGAGCAGATAGCTTGTCGTAAAGGTTATCCTCTACAGCCTCTTCTGTTATTGAGAAAGCCATTGCCACAGTCTCATGGTTATATCTTGAAGTGTAGGCTTCGTTTGCATCATCAAATGTGACACCAGAACCTTCTTGCTTAGTAGGCGCTGCTCCGAAACCACTTAACATGACCTCTTCTTCAAAGGCTCTATCTGATGCCTCTGTGTCGAAGATTTCTGCATGTTGACCTTCATACCTATTATACTCCATACCAAAGAGGGCGTTTAAGCCTGGCTCTAATTCTTTGGCGAGTTGTGCTCTTGAAATAGCCATATTACACCCTCCTTAAGATGCAGTAGCGTCAACATCCGAAGAGTTTAACGCATGGTTGTTAATTTTAACTATGTATGAAACACCAGCAGCAGTATGGTCAGCATTAGTTACATCTTCGTGAATACCTAAAATCATTAATGGATTTGAAGTATCTGTATCTTCTGCTGTAGATATATCTATCTGTGCAGTAGAAATACCAGTGGTTGTATTACCACTTGTTCCATTTTCGATTTCAGCTGTCTTAAAAATGTCAGCTTTTGCTGTATCTCTGTCAGTGTTTGTACCATCAGAACAGATAATAAATCTCTGTGCTGGATCGTCATACACAAACCCTTTGATATCAAAGTTAGTATCAGCTGACCCACTTCCAGGCCAAGTGTTACTAAACTTTAACTTGCCAGTAGTTGCATCCACATACTCACAGCCTGCGAATACACCTAGTAGCTGAACTCCATCACAAGTAGCCGTAGCGATCTGAATCGTGCCACCAGTTAATTCTGCTCTGACTGGTGAACCTTGAAAAATCGCGGAAGCATCACTTGCAATAAAGTATTGACTCGTACCTTGAGTCGCTGGACTAGAACCATGTTTTCCAACTGGTTTTAGACCGAACTTTACATTGGCATTTGCCATCTTTGCTTCCTTTACCGAAGGTTACACGACTTTGCCTATCTGGTTTATGGATAGGCATAGAGGGATGTTGCTCCCTCATCAAGTTTTCATCCACGGCTGTCATTTGATTGCGGGTCTGCTCCCGAAAATATTCAGTTCTCTCTTGTACCGTTTCTGTGGGTATTCGTGCCAACATTAAACCACCGACACCTATTATCCCTTTGTTTTTACCCTCTTCAATAACTGGATACTTTGCAGCTTCGGCTCCGTATTCGTCTGCCCTAACTGGTTCCCATCCTTCTCTCATTCTGGAAAAAACATTAGATTTATCATCTTCACCACGAAGGGCGGTTCTGATCCATCTATGTTCAAACCCCTCTGGAGGAGGAGGTGCATCCAACTTTGCTGGAGGTTGCCAAGGTTTTCTCCTTGTATTATTAGCACGATTTGTGGCTTCTCGTGAAATTCTGTTTGTAGTCATAATTACTCCTTCACATGCTTTGCATATTCTTCTAATGGGACACCTAATCTTTTTGCTATCGCTATCTGTGATGGCGTTAGCTTGACTGTCCTTTTACCTCTTGTAGCTGATCTTGAAGCTGTTGCTCCAGCAGATGCAACTCTAGGAGTAGAAGACTGCGTTCTCGTATCCGAGAACTTATGTGGAAATTCTGTTCTCATCCTTCTATCAAGTTCAGTATAGTAGTCTTCACTGTTCGGGTCAAACCCTTCTTGCTCAATTAATGTTTTATGAACACCAAAAGCAGCATAAGTCATGGTCTGATCCTTACCAAACCACTCATTGTCTTGAGCCCATCTTTCGGCTCTTGGATCTGGTTTGACTGGTTGTTGAGGCTGTTGAGGCTGTTGAGGTTGAGCAGTTTCTTGTTTTTTTGCTTGTTCTTCTCTCTGTGCCTTAAGTCTATTAAGATTAGCCTCTTCATTAGCAATACGAGCTATCTTTTGTTGAGCATCATAAAGAGCGTCTGCATCACCAGATTCCAACGCTTTTTTATATTCCTCTTTCGCTGCAGCTGCTTGAGCAGTTACTCTATTATCAAACTCTCCAACATAATTATTGTCTAGCTTTTCTAGTCTTGCTTGGAGTTCTTCGTTCTGTTTTTTGATAGATTCTGCATAAGAGATTGCAGATTGTTTCTGTCGTTCTTCTTCACGAAAACGGTTCGTAAGTTTTGATATACG